TCAAATACATTTTAGTTCAGTAAAAAACGCTAGAAAAGTAATATTAGGGCTTCTAACACATGTTAGTGATCAGAACAGGCATAACTCTTCAGAATCAGACGAAGCTATCTTAAACGCTCTTGAATGGCTTAAAAACAATCAATCATGAAATTAATAGTATTAGATTTTAGAAAAGACATTACATATGTTTATACAAAACTAGACCTTAAATGGGATGACAGTCAAACAGAACAAGTTTTATATGACTTAGGTCATGATGCTAGTAATTGTCAATGGATGTTAACTAAAAATGAAGTAATAATAAAATGAATGAAGTAACTCCTTGCTGTGGAAGCAGCTATGAAAACAGTTGGATATCAGATTGTTGTACAG